TTTCCAGACAACATACCAACGCCACCACTTGGTGATGTTTTATCTAAACTAGAATTATCTGACATTTACAAATCTTTAAATGATACTCATATACATGTATTAGAGTCTATTTTTAATAATATTCAATATACGGTGAGCGATACGTGGACCATAATTTCTAATAATTATTTTCCAAAAAGTTCTCTTACTAATAATGTAGCAAATTTAAAATTGTCTTTTAATCATCTGGGTAGAACACTGTACAATAAATTTCAAACTTTTGACAGAAATTTAGACTGCAATGATGAAAATTCATTTAATGAGCTACTGGGATTTGTGACATTAAGATTAATGCCTGTTCAAACAATACCGTTAAGTACAGAATACCAGACTTGGTGTAAACAGCATAATAAAGTTCCGAGCGGTGATTTTTTAAACATCGGCAACATACCAGATCTTTATGAAAATCTCACAAACTATCGTATAATTATTTTTAGAAATCTATTAAACAATAACAAATTCTCAATACACAAAAAAGGAAAATAATCATGGCAAAACCATTTGACATCTCGAAGTTCCGCAAGGACATTACAAAAAGCATCCAGGGCTTGAGTATTGGATTTAACGATCCAACCGACTGGATTGGCACAGGCAACTATGCACTAAACTATCTTATCTCAGGAGACTTCAACAAAGGTATTCCACTAGGTAAAGTAACTGTGTTTGCTGGCGAATCTGGCGCAGGCAAAAGTTACATCTGCTCCGGCAACATTGTTAAAAACGCACAAGAGCAAGGCATCTTTGTTATTCTTGTTGACACAGAAAACGCACTAGACGAGGCATGGCTACACGCACTGGGTGTTGACACAGACCCTGCAAAACTGCTCAAACTCAATATGAGTATGATTGATGACGTGGCCAAAGCCATTTCTACATTCATGATTGACTACAAAACACTGCCAGAAGAAGAGCGTATGAAAGTTCTTTGGGTTATTGACTCCTTGGGTATGTTGTTGACTCCCACAGACGTTAACCAGTTCGAAGCAGGTGATATGAAAGGTGACATGGGCCGCAAGCCCAAAGCACTCACAGCACTGGTTCGTAACTGTGTTAATATGTTTGGTAGCCACAATGTTGGATTGGTTGCCACTAATCACACATACGCTAGCCAGGATATGTTTGATCCAGATGACAAGATCTCCGGTGGACAAGGCTTCATCTATGCTTCAAGTATCGTAGTTGCCATGAAGAAAATGAAGCTGAAAGAAGATGAAGATGGCAACAAAGTATCGGAAGTGAATGGTATCCGTGCTGGTTGTAAAGTGATGAAAACACGCTATGCCAAACCTTTTGAAGGCATGCAGGTCAAGATTCCTTACTCAACTGGTATGAGCCCACATTCGGGCCTGGTTGACTTGGCAGAAAAGAAAAACATTCTCAAGAAAGAAGGCAACAGTTTGGTTTTCGTAACCAGCGATGGTGAAGTAATCAAACAGTTCCGTAAAAAATGGGAAGCAAATGAAAACGGCTGTTTAGACAAGTTGATGGCAGACTTTGCCAACCAGAAAGAAGAAAAAACAACCGTAGACGACACCACAGTGGAGGAATAAAATGGCAGTGGATTTAGCAAGTGAAATTTGGAATGAACTTAAACGATATGTTAACACAGTGGATCGCACCGAAGCCGCTGAAGTGTTAGTATCTGTCTTAGTTGATAACGACTGTGATCCTGATGATATCCGTGCGGCGTTCAAAGGCGACACGGATGTTAAAACAGCACTGGCAGCCTACATCCGAGATCTTGACGACGAACCCGAAGAGGAAGAGTACGAAGATGAAGATGATCTGGATTCTGAATACGAAGACTAAGCTGACCTATGTGGTATAACCGCGTTACTGCTAATCTGGGAGAAATCCCAGACTTCATTGCTCATTACGAAAATGAACTTGAGTCTGCACGACGTGACTGTGCCATTGGTGGAATGGTTGAACGAAATATCACTGCACTTCCGGGCATGACCGAGCATCGCTTTAATCAACTACAAGAAATCGAAGCGGTGCTGAACTTCCTTAATATACAACTGCGTAAGATTCGACGTCGACATTTTCAAAAGTATCTGGAAGGCTATGCTCGCGCATTGACCAGCCGAGACGCTGAAAAGTATGTGGACGGCGAAGATGAAGTGATTGACTTTGAAACTATTATCAACGAAGTTGCACTGTTGCGCAATCGTTTCTTGGGCATTATGAAAGCAATGGAAAGTAAAAACTTCATGCTGGGACACGTGGTAAGACTGCGAGCAGCCGGCATGGAGGATATACAACTATGACATTCAGAAACCACGACGAAAGCCACGCACACAGTTTGCAAACACTTGACACGCTGTTTGAGTACGATGACTTTATGGAAAGCGTTGGCACACTGGTTGACCTAGGATGTGGGCCAGGCGCAGATTTAGAATGGTGGGCAACTAGAACAACCAGAGATGATGTACCACTGCCCTTGAATATTCGTTGCACAGGCATAGACACAGGTCCCACGCCCACAGTGGTTAAAAAGCATTCTAACATTGTGTATCAAAAAATAGATTTTGAGCATACAGAAAATCTGCCTGCCAAGTCAAAGTTTGATGTGCTATGGTGCCACGACGCATTTCAGTACTGCATCAATCCCATAGGCACACTGGCCAAATGGAATGCCATTGCAGAAGCCGGCGGTATGTTGATCATGGCAGTTCCACAAACTACCAACATGGACATACGTCAACTGTCATTTACACAGGCCACAGGCTGTTACTATCATCATACTGTTGTGAGTTTAATGCACATGCTGGCCATTAACGGATGGGACTGTAACGCAGGATTTTTCTTGAAACGACCTAACGACGAGTTCATACATGTGATTGCTTATAAGAGTGATCATGCACCAATGGATCCAAAGACTACAACTTGGTATGAGTTAGCAGAGAAAAACTTATTACCAGAGTCTGCAGTGGCAAGTATACACCGCTACGGATATCTTAGACAGCAAGATCTTGTGCTAGCCTGGATTGATAAAAGTTTATCTTGGTTAGGACAGCAATAATCGTTTGAGTGGCAACCCTGAGGCAATTTCCTCTGTGTACCATTCTGTGTGTGCCAGTCGCTCTAGCCACGCAGTTCGGTCTGGTTTCAACGGATTGTTGATTGCGGCCAGATCTGCATTGCTAACAGGCGATGCTAAACTACTAGCGTGTACAAACGCTGGTACTCCATTTAATACAGCCTGTGATCCTGGGCCACTGTTGTGATTGACCACTGCCCAAGCTGTTGACAAACACCGGTCATAATCAAAACTGTCGTATGTTCCCGGTATAGGACGCGGCATTTCAATAACACAGCCAGGAATATCACTGATACGCTGTCTTGGATGTGGCCGTATAACAATGGGCCTATCTGTATATTTTCTAATAGCATTGGCAGTTTCGGTTAACCATGCCACAGTAGGTGGTTGTCCTGCCCACTGCTGACTGTCCGACCGTTGTGCGGCAATCACAATGTTGTAACCAGAGTTGGTCCAGGATTTTGCTTCCAGTCTAAGTTGAGCGGCTCTTCCTACAATTAAGTCTCGGCCGTAGTAGGCATTATTGCCTGTGCCGTTAACACCCAATTTCCAAGTGCTGCCGCGACGTAACATACCTACTTCAACTACTACAACAGGACGATTGCTATTACGGAATGTTTCCCATACGCCTTGATTGTGCTTCATCCTGCCGTGCCACAGTTGACTCCAGATAACAGCAACGTCTGCCGAACTGTCCATGCTGTTGTGTTCAATGCCTATGCTGTCAAGCCCTGCACGTACAGCCGCAAACACTGGAGGGCTGTTAAGCGCACCATACTGATCAAAAATACTTACTCTCATAATATTAGTTATAGGCTATGTTTTCGATCACTAAATATCTGACTATGATTATCCCACCACTGTCTGGAAAATTAGACCAGAATAATTTCTTTGTTTACGCCGCCGCTGACAGCGGTTATTTTGAT